TCCTCAAGAAGCGTTAAACATGTTCTTCCAGACAGGTTCTGTTATTGGTAGATCAATGACTTCTGAAGGTGATATGAATCCTGGTAAAGTACCTATTCAAGAAATACAATCAGGTTCTGGTGGACAGAAAATGCAAAGTTTAATTGGTACGTATAATTATTATCTACAAATGATAAGAGATACTACTGGACTTAACGAAGCTAGAGATGCCGCAACACCTGATCCAAAAGCTTTAGTTGGCGTACAAAAGTTAGCAGCTGCTAATTCTAACACTGCTACAAGACATATACTTCAAGGTGGTCTGTATATAACTTCTGAAATAGCTCAGTGTTTATCACTTAGAATTTCTGACATTATAGAATACTCACCAACAAAAAGTGCTTTTATACAACAGATAGGTGCTCACAACGTTGCTACTATAGAAGAGATGAGTGAGTTACATTTATATGATTTTGGTATATTCTTAGAGTTAACGCCAGATGATGAAGAGAAACAAATGCTTGAGCAAAATATTCAAATGGCAATACAACAAGGTAGTATAGACCTTGAGGATGCTATTGATGTAAGAGATATTAAAAATGTTAAATTAGCTAATCAAGTATTAAAAATACGTAGAGGTCAAAAAATGGAAAGAGACCAAGCTATGCAACAACAAAATATACAAGCTCAATCTCAGGCTCAAATGCAACAACAACAAGCCGCTGCTCAAATGGAAGTGCAAAAAAACCAAGCTATGTTACAAGGTCAAATGCAAATGGAACAAATGAAAGCGCAGCTTGATATGCAAAAACAAGCTACAGATGTTAATTACAAAAAAGAGCTAATGCAACTTGAGTTTCAAATGAATATGCAGCTTGAAGGTATGAAAGCGCAAACAGCTAAAAGCAACGAAAGTTCAAAAGAAGATCGTAAAGACGAAAGAACAAAAATACAGGCAAGTCAACAAAGTGAATTAATAGATCAAAGAAATACTGGAAAACCACCTAAAAACTTTGAGTCTTCAGGTAATGATAACTTAGGAGCTATTGATTTAGGAAGTTTTGAGCCTAGATAAAAATTATTAACTATTATTATATTATATTATGGAAGAAAAAGTAGAAAACGTAGTTGAAGAAACTACATCTGAAACTGTAGAGACAGTTGAAGAAACAAAATTTGACAGCGAAGGAAATGACGAGGTTGTCAAAATAGATTTAAGTAAACCACCAAAACCAAAAGAAGAAATAAAAGATGAAACCAAAGAAACAACAGAAGTTGCAGAAGATAACACTGACAACGAGGGAGTGGTTAGAGTCGATGCAGACACCACTGCCACAGAAGAACAAGAAGAAGTACAACCGGAAGTTGAAGCACAAGAAACTCCAGTATTAGAAGAAATTACTGACGAAGAAGTAGAAGAAAAAACAGAAGAATTAACTGAACAAGTTGAAGAGGCTGTAGCTGAAGCTCAAGAAGCCGGTACACCTTTACCTGAAAACATACAAAAAGTTGTAGAGTTTATAGAAGAAACTGGTGGTACATTAGAAGATTACGTACGTCTTAATCAAGATTTTTCTAGTTATGACGATATTACAGTGTTAAGAGAATACTATAAACAAACAAAATCTCATCTTGCGCCTGATGAAATAGAATTTTTAATTGAAGATTCTTTTTCTTATGATGAAGAAGTAGATGAAGATAGAGATATTAAAAAGAAAAAAATAGCGTTAAAAGAGCAAGTTGCCAACGCTAAAGCCCACCTGGACGGGCAAAAGTCCAAATACTATGAAGAAATTAAAGCTGGTTCTAGGTTAACTACCGAACAACAAAAAGCCGTAAACTTCTTTAATAGATATAACAAAGAGTCAGAAGAAAACAATAAGATAGCAAAACATCAAGCAGATAATTTTTTAAATAGAACTAAACAAGTTTTTAACAACGAATTCAAAGGTTTTGAATATAATGTTGGTGATAAAAAATATAGGTTTAATGTGAAAAATGCTAATGAAGTAAAAGAAACTCAGAGCGACATTAATAATTTTGTCAAAAAGTTTTTGAACAAAAATAATGAAATGTCAGATGCAAAAGGTTATCATAAATCTTTATATACAGCTATGAACGCTGATGCTATCGCTAATCACTTTTATGAACAAGGCAAAGCTGATGCTATGAAAAATAGTGTTAGTAAAGCTAAAAATGTTGACATGAGTCCTCGACAACAACACGGAGAGGTAAATGTTGGTGGTGTTAAATACAAAGTGCTAGGCGAAAGTTCATCTGATTTTAAGTTTAAGATTAAAAATAACAAATAAATTATAAATTTAAAATAACAAAATTATGTCAATACAAAATGGACCTTTGTTGAATAGTGTACCTGCTCCACAACAGCAAACACTATCGACAAATTATATCGATTTTACAAGCACAGCCACTTCTGGTTGGGCACAACAATATTTACCAGATCTTATGGAAAAAGAAGCTGAGGTTTTTGGAAACAGAACTATCTCAGGATTTCTTTCACAAGTAGGAGCTGAAGAGGCGATGACTGCTGACCAAGTTATTTGGTCTGAGCAAGGTCGTTTACACCTATCATATATCGCAACAATGTCACACGTTTCACAGAAAGCAGATGGTACTGCCGGTGGTACGATAACTATTGTTTCTGATATTGATGGTAACACAAGCACGAACATTTTTTCTGATAACGATCACGGTGTTAGAGTAAATGATCTTCTATTATTAGCAGATGCTAACACTACTACTCAAGCTGTTGTTACAGCTGTTAATCAAACTACAGGACGAATCTCAGTTGGTTTCTCTAGTGCTAACACTGCTTCTGCAGCTGGTATCACTGCAACTACTGGTTCTGCTCTTAGAGTATTAGTTTATGGTTCTGAATTTAAGAAAGGAGATGACTACAATGGTTCATCTGCAAGAACTGCTAACGAGCCACAATTCCAACAGTTTAACAACAAGCCAATCATTTTAAAAGATTACTACGAAATATCAGGTTCTGATGCTTCGCAAGTAGGTTGGGTTGAAGTTTCTGGTGAAGAGGGACAAAGTGGTTACATGTGGTACTTGAAAGCTCAAGGTGATACTAGAGCAAGATTCTCTGATTACTTAGAGATGTCAATGATCGAATCTGTAAAAGGAGCTCCTGGTTCAACTTTACTTGATAGTGAAATGTTTGGTGGTGCTACTAATTCTTTTGGTACTGAAGGTTTATTTGCTGCTATTGAAAGCAGAGGTAATATTACTACTGGTATCTTAGGTACTTCGCCAACACAAGATCTTCAAGAATTTGATGATATATTAGCTGAATTTGATAGACAAGGTGCTATTGAAGAAAACATGATGTTTGTAAACAGAGCAACAGCTCTTGCAATGGACGACATGCTAGCTTCTATGAATTCTTACGGAACTGGTGGTACTTCTTACGGAGTATTTAACAACTCTGAAGATATGGCTTTAAATTTAGGTTTCTCTGGTTTCAGAAGAGGTTCTTATGACTTCTACAAGTCTGACTGGAAATATCTAAATGACTTTGCAACTAGAGGTGCTATTAATGCTCTTGATACAGTTAACGCTGTAAGAGGGGTTATGATACCTGCTGGTGTATCTTCAGTGTATGACCAAAACTTAGGAAAAAATCTTAAGAGACCATTCCTACACGTTAGATACAGAGCTTCAGCTACTGATAACAGAAAGATGAAAACTTGGGTTACAGGTTCTGTTGGAGCAACTACATCTGCTTTAGATGCAATGCAAATGCATTTCTTATCTGAAAGATGTTTAATTGTACAAGGTGCTAACAATTTCATGTTATTGAAATAAGCACAATTATTTAAAGAACCGGGGCTTCGGCCTCGGTCCTTTTCTTTTTATTAACTTATATTATATTATATTATGGCAAAAAAACAAAAAACACAAGAGGTGGAGGTACCTGTTGTTGAAACTCCAATAGTTAAAACACAAAAACCTACAAAACCTAAATGGGAAATAAAAGATAGAACTTTTTATTTAAAAGGTGGTAAAAGACCGCTATCTTATGCGTTAAGATCAGCTGGTATTTATTATTTTGATGAAGAAAAAGGTTATGAAAGAGAGATAAAAAACACATCAAACCAAAGAACTCCTTTTGTTGATGAAATGATAGGTGATCAACGAGCTGAAGCTGTTATTTTTAGAAACGGTATTTTATATGTACCTAAAAATAAACAAGTATTACAAAAGCTACTTTGCTTATATCACCCTCACAAAGAGAAAGTATATATAGAATACAAACCTGTAGCAATAGCTGCAAATGAAATAGATATACTAGAACTAGAGATTGAAGCTTTAAACGCTGCTCAAAGTTTAGATATAGATATGATGGAGGCTATCATGCGTGTAGAGGTTGGCTCTGGAGTCAACGACATGAGTTCTAAGGAACTTAAACGTGATTTGTTACTATATGCTAAGAAAAACCCACAGTTGTTCTTAGATTTAGTACAAGATGATAATGTTCAGCTTAGAAATTTTGGTATTAAAGCAACTGAGATAGGAATACTAAAATTATCTGCAGATCAAAGAACTTTTATATGGGCTTCTAATAATAGAAAACTAATGAACGTTCCATTTGATGAGCATCCGTATTCAGCTTTAGCTTCATGGTTTAAAACCGACGAGGGTATGGAAATATATGCTAACATAGAAAAACAACTAAAGTAAAACCTTGTAGTAGCGGTCGCTCTACGGGGCGACTGCAAACTACTTAAAATATTAAAATGAAATCAAAAGGACTAGGCGACTCAATAGAAAAATTTACACAAATAACTGGTGTAAAATCATTTACACAATACTTAGATAAAAATGGTGCGTTTGGTAAAAAAGGTTGTGGTTGTGATAAAAGAAAAAAAGCTTTAAATAAAGCGTTTCCATATAAAAACAAATAATAATGGTAAGAATAGATACAGTATATCAAAGAGTTTTAGCAATAGCTAATAAAGAGCAAAGAGGTTATATAACACCTCAAGAGTTTAACTTGTTTGCAAACCAAGCACAGACTGATATATTTGAACAATATTTTTACGACATTAACCAATACGGTAGGGCTCCAAAAAACGCAACAGAATATTCTAATCTTGAAGATATAGCTGATGACAAAATAGCTCCATTTAAAAAGAAAGAAAACGCACCTGTGAATTATGGTCCTGGTTTATTTGATATACCAGACTATGTATATAAGTTAGGTACTGTAAAATATCAAGAAAAATATATTGTAGATGAGGTTCAAGAAGATGAATTAATACATATCAATAACAGTCCTTTAGCAAAACCTACTAAAAAAAGACCTGTGTACTTGAGGTTTGGCCACAACATAACAACACTTGAGGTAATACAAGTATATCCTACTTCAATATCATCAGGAATTACTTATACATATATAAAAAAACCAAGCACGGTAAACTGGGGATATGCAGTTGTTGGCGGCAACGCTCTTTATGATGCTACTAGAGCTGTAGATTTTGAATTACACCCATCAGAAGAAAAAAAATTAGTTTTAAAAATATTAGCACTTTGCGGTATATTGTTAAAAGAAGCTGATTTATATTCCACAGCAACCGCAGAAGAAGCAACGCAAACTCAACAACAAAAACAATAATAAATGGGATTATTAAACGAATCAGCAAGACAATATTACGAAGGTCCAGATGGTATTCAAAATAGTGGAGATGAAAAATACGGTAGCTATCAATTTACTTCTTTAGAAAATATAATAAATCAATTTATTGTAGCTTATGTTGGTGAAGATAATTTAATACCAAGAATAAAAAGAAATATAGTTTCTTTCCACGCTCAAAGAGCAATGCAAGAGTTATCGTTCGATACTTTTAAATCTTACAAGTCATTAGAACTTGAAGTGCCAAACACTTTACAATTACCCTTACCACAAGATTACGTTAATTATATTAAGGTTTGCTCTATTGATACAAACGGTATAAAAAGAGTTTTGCAACCAGCTTCTAAAACAGGAAATCCTTTAGCTTTTCAGCAAAATGCAGATGGTACTTTAAAGTTTGAAGATAATACAATGCAAGGTGATTCTTCTTTACCATTTGAAGAATACGGTATAACTTCTACAGGTCAAATATCAGCTGTTGATGGTGATGGTAATATAAAAGCAGAAAATCCTTTACCACAGTTTGTAAAAGAAAATCGTATAGCTTTAAAAAATGACAGTGGATTTCAAAGTAAATACGAAATGAATTATGGCCCAGCTTCAGGTGCTGGACTTCACCACATGCTTATAAACTTTTTTACAGCTAACCACGATATAGAAGTTGGCATGAGAGTTTTTGGCCCTGGCATACAACCTAACACTACAGTAAAAAGTGTTGGGGCTACAACTAATAGTAATTTTCCAGGCATGGGTATTTTACTCACAAATCCTCAGTATGAAAAATGGTTACTAGACGGTCAGCCAACTATAACAAACCCAGGCGCTCCAACTTTAGGATCTACAAATCCTCTTTACTATAAAACAGAAGAGGTTATATTTGTAAATCTTAATAGAAAATCAGACACTAGTACAAAATATCAAAGTCACACTAATGTAGAAAATGTAAACGAGTTTGATTACGATGATTTTATAGACAGTAGATTTGGTCCTAACGGACAAAGATATGGTTTAGACCCTCAACACGCTCAAATTAACGGATCATATTACATTGATGGTATGAATGGGCTTATAAACTTCAGCTCATCAATTGTAGGTGCAACAGTTGTTATAGAATATATAAGTGATGGTTTAGGTACAGACGCTGAAATGCAAGTTCATAAGTTTGCTGAAGAAGCAATGTACAAGTGTATAGCACATGCAATACTATCAACTAGAGCTAACGTACCAGAGTATTTAGTAGCAAGATTAAAAAAAGAAAAATACGCTTACACAAGAACAGCTAAATTAAGGTTGTCAAATTTAAAGATAGAAGAATTAACTCAAATACTTAGAGGTAAATCTAAGCAAATAAAACACTAATATATGGCGGAGATTAAAAATAGTTTTACGTCGGGGAAGATGAACAAAGACCTTGATGAAAGGTTAGTACCTACTGGTGAGTATAGAGACGCTATGAATGTACAAGTGTCTACATCAGAAGGTTCTGACGTTGGTGCTATTGAAAATATTTTAGGAAATGAGCTTGTTAGTTTTGATCCACTAGTAGACGATGGCTCTATTTGTGTTGGATCAATTGCGGACGAAGCAAAAAACGCTCTATACTATTTAGTTGCAGGTCCAGACTCTGGCAAACCTGTTTTTGAACAAGGCGAATACGGACATTTAAGTTCTTGGAGTAATATTGATGCAATTTTAGGTGTTAGTGACAACTTTATATTTAGAGATAAAATATTTAAAATACAAGGTGGTTCAGTAACCCCTGTTTTTGTTGATAATCACACTATAAAAACTAGCTTTGATATTACATACCCTTCAGGGCTTGGTACTTCACAAAGATATTCTATAAATGCTACAGACGGTATTTATGCTGGTATGACTTGTTATTTCTTTAATGGACCAGCTCATGACCTTTTAATTCAAACTGGTGGTATTGGTGAAAACGAGTTTAGTGGACCATCTAGTGTGGGGTATGGACCAAGTCAACCTCAGCATTTTTACGGTAGAAGATCTGTAACAAGAAAAGTTTTAGAAGCAGAGTACGATCCTGTAACCAACAAAACAATAGTTCTTTTTGATAAAAACTTGCAAGACGAACATCAAGTCAACCAAAATGGTTTAGGAGAAGCTGCTTATGTAAATGCCGATGAGGTTGATTACAATTACCTAGTGTTTGTTAAGAAAAAAATATTAAACTTTAAACACAACAATTATATAAGTGGTTTAAGTATTTTAGATGATTTTTTGATGTTTACAGATAATGACGTTGAGCCAAAGAAATTAAATATAACACGAAGTATTGCTGGTACTCACCACGCTGGTGAAAGAGCTACTAGACTTGTTGTTCCTGATAGATCAATAGCGTACAGTGATAATATTATAGCTAAAGAAGAGCATGTTACTGTTATTAAAAAATATCCAACTAAAAAACTAATAGTAGAACAAGAGTTAGAGGCGCCTATAGAAGCAGTGAGTGATTATAACTTTACTAAAAATGATGGTACTGGTGTTTTTATTCTAGCTGAGGTTGGAGAAGAAATTATTGAAAACTTTACTAATTTTGTAAACGGTACTGAATGGGCTGTTGGAGATGAGTTGAGATTTTTACGCCAAGGTGCACCACAAGGTTCTTTGCCAGATGATTTTGATGTTCGATGTAGAGTAAAGCAAGATTTAAGTAACATACCTCTAGGTCCTGGTATAATTGACCCTGTGACTGGTTTACCTATCACGTTTCCATCAAGCACATATAGGTTAGAGATATTAAGTATATCACCATTAACACCTGTTGATCTTAGTATTGGACCAAATCAAGTTAATTTTACTTACGTAAATATTTTCGATGTTGTTAGAGTATTAGATGTAGACAGTTTGTTTGAAAAGAAATTTGTAAGGTTTGGTTATAGATGGAAATATCAAGATGGTGAATACTCTACTTTTTCTCCGTTTACTGACACAGTTTTTGCACCTTCATTTTTTGAGTATAATGCTGTATTAGGTTATAACAAAGCAATGGAAAATCATTTAACTGGCATAAAATTAAGAGAAATAGTTGCCTCAAACATACCTGATGATGTAGTTCAAGTTGATCTTTTATATATAGAATCTAACGCAACAACTGTTTATATTGTAGATAAAATAAAATATAACGATCTACCTAGCATAAACATAGGTTCTTCAAGTTATAACAACTGGATAACTAATCAATTTAAAATAAAATCAGATCTTATATATGCAGCTGTACCTGCCAATCAATTTTTAAGACCTTGGGATAACGTTCCTAGAAAAGCTTTAGCATTAGAAGTTACAGGCAATAGATTAGTGTTTGCAAATTACTTGCAAAACTATAATATGAATAATATTCTTGGTGAAAAATACAAACCAACACTAGAAGCTAGCTTTGACAAAAGATGGAAAACAGGTGTTGTAGCTGGTCAATCATCGTATGGAAAGCCAGTGTTATTTAAAGCCGTATACTTTGATAGTTTTGGAATACAAAATCCAGAGTTAAACTTTCATCGTTTATTTCAAACTCCAATAGAGCCTTTACTGGCATCTCCTTCAATAAAATCACTTAGGTCATATCAATTAGGTTTTACATATTCAGATGAGTACGGTAGAGAAACACCTGTATTTACCAGTGATGATGCTACTGTAAGAATACCTAAAAAAGAAGCAAAAGAAGTAAATCTATTAACATCTAGAATTACGTCTGATATACCTCACTGGGCTAAAAGCTTTAAGATGTATATTAAAGAAACTTCAAATGAATATTACAATTTACCTTTAGATAGGGTTTACAAAGCAGAGGACGGTAACTTATGGTTGTCATTTCCTTCATCTGAAAGAAATAAAGTAGACGAGCAAACGTATTTAATACTTAAAAAAGGTGCTGACTCTAATAGTTTAGTTGAGCCACAAGCTAAATATAAAATTATAGCAATTGAAAACGAAGCTCCTGACTTTCTAAAAACTAAAGATCGTTTGTTAGCAGAGGTTATAGGTGGACCTACAGCACCTCCAATACAACATTTGTTTAATGATTCTACTGGTGTAGCTTTTATTTCACCGCTAACTCCAAACACAAAGTCTTTTACAATAAACGCTAGTAACTTTGCTGATGAGTCAAGCGTTGCTTTAGAAGATTACGGAAGTGTTTTATCTTTTGATTTTAGAGATGCTAGTGGTAGATATTCTAAACGATACCCTATTGTAGATATTTCTTTAAATGATATTGGTGATGAATATACTATTGTTACTGAAACACCTATACTATCTTCAGAAACTTGGATGTTTGATGATGACACAGCTTTACCTCTTAATAATACACTTAAACTTCGTTTTTACAAAAGCATTACAAGAGTAAAACCAGAGTTTGATGGTAAGTTTTTTGTTAAAATTAATGGAGATTCAACAGCCGCTACTTTTTTAAACACAAACGCAGGTTCACCGCCTAGCTACGCGGTTGTTGCTGCGATGAACGCTTATTACTTTTCTGACACTGGTAAGTTTGGTATAACATCAGGTAGTATTGGCCGTGCTAGTGGTGGAAACATTGATGCA